CTGTCCGAACCCACAATGTCACAAGCTGCCAGAATGCAGGTCGAAACCGAAGGCATGGTCATTACGTTGGTATGCCCTTCCGCCGTTTCGTGCGAAGGTGGCGTGACCGTAACATAGGTGCAACCGGCCACAATCCAGAGCAACCCAAGGATTGCCAAAGCCCATATCGCATACAGCAGGACGATAACAACGAGTTCCTTGTGATAGTCCTGCATCAGCACTTGTACCGGATGAACGGTGTCAGCATACCAATCAGGTTGCTCGGTATCAGGCCAAAGGCTTCGCCGCTACCACTCGCATCGGCAGAGTTGAAGTAGCTGACCGTTCCAACCGAATCCAACGTCACGCTCTTGATTTCCTTACCCGCGCTCGAAGTGCCGCCGCTTGAACCCAACGAAGCGAACACGGCATCGAAGGTCGGCAGCAGGACAGCCATGATTGCGGCCGGTAACGCCTGATAGCCGCCGTCATACTCAATGGACAGTTCATGTGCGGCAGCATAGGCATCCAGATATACCACGCCGGTTTGCTTGTTGGCATGGTAGGCGATGTCCGAAGTATTGTCACCGCGCACGAAGTTGACAGCAGAAATCGGGAACGCCTTGACCGGAAAGGTCAGGCCGGTAAAGTGGGTGATGACCTCGGTGTAAGTGCCATATACCAGCCAACGGTCTGTGTATTCCTCAATCAGTCCGGTTGCGCCAATCCAAGAGGCTTCAATCAATTCATCCTGCGAAGTGTCGGTGTCCAGCAAGCCGACCCGCTTACGCAGCATTTCCATCGTCACGCCAAAGAGTTGTTGCGGGGTCAGCATATCAAGTCACCTTCGAGACAACGAGTTTCGGATGTGCCGAATCTGTACCGTCAAAGGTCACGGTCAGGATTCGGTCAGCGTCAATGTAGCTGGCAATGGCGTTGCCGGTGATGTCTGCGCCGGTACTGCCAACCACCTTGCCCAAAGTTCCCATATTATCAAACCATGTCGCACCTGCATTCATGGCGCGGAGTTCTGCGGTAGTGGCGAAATGAACGCCACCGGCATCATCAGTAGTCGCCAAGGCAAGTTTGATGTAATGCACAGAGCCATCGGTCAACGGCAGGGGCGGGTTGTCTGCGGGAACCCAACGGACACGCAGGAAGTTCCCGCTATACTTATCAACGGTCAGAGTGCCTTCGGTGGTCGGCGGGATGGCGGCTTCCAGTACGGCCATCCGCGCTTCAAGGTCATCCAGCAGGGTTGCCACCGAGCCATGAACCGCCATGTGCGACAGGTCGCCAAGGGCAAACCGCGCCGCGTCCAGAGCCACTTGCAGTTCGTCAATGCGCCGCGCCTGTGACACGAATACCGCGCCGGAGATATTACCGGCAATGCGGAACTCGGCAGGGTCAAGCGGCGATGCCACCATATTGAGGGCAAAGGCATTGTTGCTATTGTCTTTGACCCGCGCCACCAGCTTGATTACATCTCCGGTTGCATAGGCATCCGGAAGGGGAGATGAAAAGGCGATGTGGCTATTGAAGTTCGCGGCAACCGCCTGTGACAAGGTTCGCGGAGAAACCACGCCATTTACATCCAAGCCGAACTCTACCGTTCCGGTTCGAGTGGTCGGGTTCAGCAGCATCATCACGAAGGAGCCGACACCTGTACCTGCGGCAATGTCCTCTTGCAGCGTAACTTGCAGACCGAGTTCAACCCACGGCGAAGGTACTGCGGCAGCAGCAGCTTTGATGACAACGGTGGTATCGGCGGTGTCAAACTCAAGGTAAGTCGAATCAGGGAATGGCGCGTAGCCGAGCAATGCGTCACCGGCAGAGTTAAGCCCCGCGACCACCACGGCGGAGCCGACAGCAGCACCAGGCATGGTCATAATCGGGCTATCGGAATCCAGCACCAGATAAGGGGCGCGGATGGCAATGCCGTCATCTGATTCGATGTCCAGTATCTTGCCGGAAGCAATCGGGTCGTTGACAAGTGCAATCCTGCCTGTGCCGCCGCCATAGGCGAAGTTCAGGTCGCCGGTCAGCGTTCCGCCTGTGGTCGGCAATCCGCCGCCACCGCCGCTACCGCCTTTGCTGCCGGTTGACTTGGAAAGCATCAGTTCCCAAGCCTCGCCATCGGCGGGATGTTCGGTGGTATCAACGAGTGCTATATATAGCCCTTGTGTTGTAGTAACCACATCACCAGCACGATAATTGCCGTTTCGCCAATCGCCGCGATAAATGCGAATGGCAACGCTTTCTTCATCCGTTGGAGTATTGAAGTTGAACTCTTTGGCGACTTCGGCGGTGAGATTATCAAGACGTTTTTCAAGTCCATGCGTAGCCTCTTTCGTGTAGTCGGTCATCAGGCCAATCAACGAAGCCTCAAGGTCGCCGTTGGCCTTGGTCACAATCTCCCTGATTTCCTTTTCGGACACGACACGCGGAACAATCATGTGGTGTCGTTCTTCCCCGACAAGGAATGTCGCCTTGTCCTTGATGTAGATGTCGCCCTTGCGGTACGTCCTGGTCGGGTCGAAGCCGCCTGTCAGGTTGAAGGTGTCGCCGTCTGCGCCCTTTTCGCCCTTGACCTTTTCCAGAAAGCCATCGTCCTGCAAAAGAAGGCTAGTGACTTCATCAGGATAGACGCTAGTACCGTCTTGGCCGTCCTCGCCGTCCTTGCCGTCCTGACCGTCCTTGCCGTCCTTGCCGTCAACGCCATCCTTGCCTTTAAGGGTTGCCAAGAATGATTCGTTGGTAATGAGCGATTTTGCGACTTCTTCCGGCGATACTTCCGGCGCATCAAGGCCATCCTTTCCATCTTTGCCATCAATGCCATCCTTGCCGTCTGCACCCGCAGGGATGGATTCAATCTTCTTCTGCAATGCCAGAAGTTCATCAATGACCGGCTCTATCGCCGCGACAATAGCTTTTTCAATCATGCTGCCAGCCTCTTTTTCTGGAACAGGTCAATGACAAGAGCCTTGGTGATTTCTGCATCGGCTTCTTTTTCAGGCGCAGGTTCAGCCGCAGGAGCCGCGACAGGCGTTCCGGTTTCTTCGGCTTGGGTTTCTGGATGCCAGCCAATCGGAACCATTTGTTGTTGCAGGTAAGGCACATCGCCGCCTTCGACCTTGGGCTTGTCCTCGACACGCCGAGCCTCGTTGATGGTGTAGATGCCGCCCTGTACGCCTCGAACCAATGCCTCAATGCGAGATTTCAGGTCAACGCGCAGAAGGACATCGGTGTCCAGTTCCACGAATTCATCCGCAGGAAGGCCGAAGAACTTGTCAAAAGCCGCTTCGATATGGTTGACCAGAAAGCCAAGGCCGGATGACAGCCAGAACGAAAGCAATTCCTCGGTGGAAGCATAGGTGGTCGCCACGCCGAGCATCGGTAGCGGAATCCGCAGGGCGCGGCCAATATCTTCCACGGTCATCTTGAACGCCTCGACCAACTGCGCGTCTTGCGAGTTCAGGCCAAGGGGCTGTGCCTTCAAGCCGTTGGCAAGGATGGGAACGCCACCAGAAGCCATCTTGGTTGACTGTTCTTCCCACGCGGTTCGCAGTTGCTTGATTTGGTCAAGTTTCAGGTTTTCATCGGTGGACAGGATGAACGAAGGACGCGCCATGTTGTTGAAGAACTGCGCCATGTGGCCGGACAGGGCGGTACTGGCCGACATCGCCATCGCCGCATAGGTCAGGGGCGACACGCCTTGCAACGGATGGTGCGGGGTATAAAGCCTGATATGCAGGACATCACGCGCCGGTAGGACATAGCGGCTCTCGCCTTCAACCAAGTCGGGCGCATTCACGAAGTAGAACAGTTCCTTGGTTTCCGGCTCGACATAGTAATGGCAGTTGCCAACGGCAATCGGGTGGAGTTGCGTTATCTCGAAGCGGTCATTGCGGATTGCGGCGGCAAAGCAGTTGCCATGCGACACAAGCTGCCGAGCCAGAAAGTTCATCATGTCCGACCATGTTTGGTAGGGGTTCGGATTACGCATCAGGCGCGACAGGGCGGAAGTGGTGACGCGCTCCTTCCCGCCGTCCGGCATACGCCGCCAATGTCCAGGCGCGAGTTGTGCAACGGATTGGGCATAGGCATCAACGCCGCCTTCTGCCGCCGCTACGGAGCCGCTATACCGCCTCGGCTCGGTGTCCAGACCCTTTTGCCAGAACTGCCAAGGGTCACGCGCCACAACTGCGGGGTCGTAACCGTCACGAAGCAGTTGCTTCTTCTTCGACTTTTTCATTGCTCGGCTTTCGGTTTCCGACCACGCTTCGCGGGTTCTGCTTCCATGCTGCGGGTCATGTAGGTCTGCGGTTCTGCCTTGGAGCCACTTGCGGCGATTTCTTCCGGTGTCGGCAGTTTCTTGTTGCAGTTTGCGGGGATAACTTCGATGGCCTTTTTCTCGGCAATCAGTTGGTCGCCGTATTCTCGGCTTACATTCAGGAATTTCTTGCCTGTCCATACCAGCATATCGGCCTCCTTTGGTTTGCGATAGGCACTCGTTGAATGCCCATTGAAAACCCCCCGCCGAAGCGGGGAGAGAGGCTTACCAAGTGATTGCGGTACGAGTGACCACGGCTTCTGCCGGTGGGCGCATTACACCCCACGACAGAGGCATCACCATCCGAACTGCCGACTGCCATGTTTGGAACATGGACTGTGCCTGATAACCGGCAGAGGCCGCGCCGGACACGCCGCCATGAACGCTGATACCACGGTCAGGCAGGACTTGACCGGCAGTACCGAGCGCACCGGCATTGTCCATTGCTTGAGTAGGCGCAGTACCATCGGCATTCGCCATCGTCAGGGTCGCGGTGTCGGAAACATCGAACTCCGGTGTGCCGAAGGCGGTTGCGAAGTAGGCAGCGTCAACCAGGATGGCGGTTGCGTCAGGAACGGTAGTGCTGGCAATCAGAGGAATGCCCAACAGACGGTTGTTCGCAACTTCATCGCGGAAGGAGAACTCGCCCATTGCGTTCTGCATCAAGCCAAGGTTCAGCTTGCTTGTGGCCGGAACAATCAGCACAGGACGCGCACCTGTATTGGCGGCGACCATCGTGCCAACCATGCCCTTGATGTCGGCCACAACTGCATCAATGTCGCCACCGGCAGTTCCGGCCGCAGTAGCAGCACCACGGGTCAGGGCGGCAGGACGCACACCGGCAACGGCGGCAGCACCATCCAGAAGGGCGGTGTCCAGAGCAACGGCGGTGTCATTCAGCATTCCGGTACGGATAAGTTCTTCGATTTGCGGAGTGCTGACACGCGACAATTCACGCGAGAACACGGAAATGACGGCCATTTTATAACGCTCAAGGATTTGGCTACCGAAGCTGGAACGGCCAACCGGAATCACACCGGCTTCGCCAACGAATGCACCAGCCAAGCCGCCTGTCACGCCACGGCGCGGAACGGTGATGGTGTTCGCGTTGCCGAAGGGAATGGCAGTACCGAAACCACTCAAACCAGCATAAACGGAAATCGGCTTGAGTGCTTCGATGAAACCAGCGACATCGTTGCGAACCAACTCCGCAGCCCATCCAGCAGTAGTAGTGTCAGCACCGAGAACGGCGGTCTTGACAATGGCATTAGCCACTTGGTCATTCTTGAAGCGTTCGGCCAGAACTTGCTCCACGGTCTTGCGCTCTTGGTGAGCGATAAGGGCGATGGATGCTTGCTTTGCCAGAATCGCAAAAGGCTTCTGTTCGCGGTTGTCGAAGGACTTGATGACGGCAGGGGCTTGTGCGGCGGCACGTTCGGCCAGCGCGGATTCTGCCTTCTTCAAGGATTCGAGAGACTTGGTTTGCTGTTCCACTTGTGCGGAAAGTTCATCGCATTGTGCCAGCAGGGAATCGTCATCAGGAGTTGCTTCGAGATTCTTGGTCACTTCGACCAGCTTGTCCTTGTTGGCGATGATTGCGGCTTCTGCCGCTTTGATACGGTCTGACAGGTTCATTTTTATCTCCTAGTTGCGCGTTTAGCGGCGAGTATTGCTGCCTTGGCGCGTTGAATGGAAGTGTTTGCGTCCGGCTGGACAGTATTTGACCCATCGGCCACGGCTGCGGCAAGGTCGAAATTCTTGACAGAAAGGATGGAGCATTCGGCATTAGCGGGAATCGTCACCGCCGACAACTCGAACATCTCCCATTCCTTGTAGTGCATCCCCTTCCAAGGCCGGTCAGGGTCAATGGCGACAGCCTTGATGGGCATGAACCCGATAGACAGGCCGCGCACCAGGCGAGCCTTGATTTGTTTCCACGCGGTTTCAACGTAGTCAAGGCCGGTGTCCTTTGGAACACGCGCCGAGATTTCGATGCCCTTGCCGGTCACGTTGGCGGAAAATACTTCGCCAATCGGGCTGTGGTGGTCATGTTGGGATAGCAGGGGAAAAGGCAGCTTGAACTTCGCGCCTTTGGGTTCAACGATGTCGCCCATCCGGTCAGTTGATGGGGTACTGGCAATGCCGGTGATTATCCGGTTTTCATCGTCCAGCGATTTAAGAGTGAGAGTTGCCCAAGATTTGACAGACATACGGCATCCTTAAATGCAGGTTGCCGTTGTCCTTGTCAGGAACCGGAGGATTGCGCTTGTTGCGCTGTTCTGGATATGGTCGGTTTCGTGCTTCCACGAAATGCCCCTTGTATGATTTGCGCGATTAAAACACAAGATATTGTGGTTTGCAATATATCGTAAAAAAAGATGAAAAATATGTTGACTTTCTATTTGTTACTCTTTAACATTCACACATCGGCTCATGTTGAACCGAATCTACGAAGGAGAACGAAATGAACGGAAAGAATGAACTCTACCAGCGACTACGCGATAACCCGACCATCGCAGACATCCATCTGCACAGTCAGGGCTGTGTCGGCAATGCCTACCGCATCGGCCTAGCCGGTCAGCGTTGCCCGAAGTGGCTCCCACGAAACGGTAGCGAAGCGCACCAAGCCTATCGTGCCGGCCGCGACAACTTCCGCGCAGGTTTCAAAGTCACCGAATCTACCAAAGGAGAATGAAATGGAAACTACCATTACCACCAAGACCGTCAAAACCTTTCGCGGCGAAAAACGATTTACCGTTGATGGCGGCAACATCATCGTGCGAGTTGATTTGACCACGATGCAAT